CCCTAGTCAATATTTAAAACAAGTGTTTTCAGGTCAAAGTGCTCAACAAAATTATTCATTTAATGGTGTTAGTGATGATTACACAAATATTAGTGAAATGTTTTCAGTTTTTGAAAAAAACGTATTAGATAAGTTTGAGACTAAATTTTTAGAATTTTCTAAATCAATATATAGTTTTGATGAAGACGATTCAGAGGTAGATACGGAAACAGATAAGTCATTTGGTAATTTCCAACAATTAATTACAAGTATGATGATTGTACCGACAGTTAATGGATTAGGTAGTGACGGTACTGTAATAGATATTCAAACAAGACAACTAACTAATTTGTCAAATCTTATAACACAATTTTTAAATTATGACATTGTGTTTAAGTATGGTAATCCGGGAGGATTTGACAAAAGGTTGTTTTACACATTTTCAAAACACAATATAACGTCACCAATTACTTGGGATTATTACACGTATAACACACCAAATGGTTTACCAAGTCAAACAACATTAGCTTTGTCTCAAACAACATATTCAAGTGCTTGGAATGCTTTGAGGACATATGTTGGTTTTTCTGATATACCTGAATTGACATATAAAGATAGTGGTTCATATATAACCGATTTCTTTATTGATTGTAATGTTGCGTTTACTGTTGAAAGTATAACTAATTTATATCCAATAATTAAAGTCTACGCTACTCAAAAATTAAAAGACCCAACATTAAATTATAGTAAATTCATTATATTAATTAATGATTATTTAAATGGTATAGACGAATTCAACAAAAAGATTTTAGATAATTTGATGATTAAACTTCAAAAAGAGTTACCTAATGTTAATGATACTCCTCAACAAAAAACAACAAGTGTGTTAGATAGTCAACAAAGTAAAGTGGAACTGTGGGAGTCATTTAAAGCGACAAATGATAAGTGGATTGCGGGTAATGATTTTAAAACAAAAACATTATTTGAAGATATATTATTATTGGATAGAGCTAGTCGTGATGTTGGTGATAAAATATTAGTGGACGTTATTAAATTGAAAGATAGATTAACGGATATTAATGTTAAATCAAATATGTTAACTTATGTTCAAACAATATTAGTTGAAAATAATTTTGTTGTTATGAATATCCCATCATATATTAATTTCTACAATGTTCAAGACGCTGTTAAAAACGCTAAACCAAATCCTGAAGGGACATTAGAATTTGCAAACACAATGTTTGGGACTTTCTTAAATGTTGATTACAGAAACTCTTCCGCAAAAATGGTTTGTTTTTATGGTGGTAAACCAAGTGAACAATTAGATTTAAAAAATAACGTTGATTATCGTTTTAGAAATGACGCGTTTGATTTAAGAAGAGCAAGTGATAACCCATTATTGGAAAATCAAATCGGAAAAAAAGATTGGGATAAATCAAACAAAGTTGTTGGGTTTAATGTGGATATTGGACCTCAAAATCAATCAATATTTCAAGGGTTTAATGTGTCCCAAAATCCCGGTAAATCAACTGCGGAATCTTTGGAAGTTATTAACCAAATGGCAAATCAGTCCGGTAATAGAGGGGGTTCAACACAAAGTATTTCATTATATAATGTATACAAAAATAGAAGTTATTCTTGTACCATTACTATGATGGGGAACGCAATAATACAACCAACAATGTACTTTAACTTAAGAAATGTACCAATGTTTAGTGGTCCGTATATGATTACAAGTGTTAATCATACAATAAATCCTGGTCATTTTGAAACAGTTATTGAAGGTATTAGACAACCAACGGCATCATTACCTAAAGTTGAAAATTATTTACAATCACTTAAAACAACATTGTTAAAGACAATTATTGATAAAGTTGCTCAAGAAAAGGCTGATAAGGCGAAAGCGTCATCAACAGGAACAACTACTAATTCAAATATTAAAAAACAGAAAGAGGAGAAGGTTAAAAATTTAACTAAACCTGTTGGAACTAAAAGTGATAATACACAAACGTGTAAACCAATTAGTGATTATGATAAGTATACTCTTGAAAAACCTTCAGCAACGACTGTTAATTATTCAGATGTTATTTCAATAATATCAACAAATACTGATAACAAAATTAGATACGCAGTTTTTGCTAAGATGTATTTAAGCTCATCAAACGGGTCTAAACTTCAAACAGTTGGTCATAATTATAGTGGTGTTGATTTAAATCCATATTGGGGAGCAACAGGGGATAAATATTTTATGACTAAGTATTATTGCGATTCAAGTAATTCACCTGATGGTAAATCTCAGACAGCGTATGCCATCTTTAATAGTGTTAATGACCATATTAATTTTTTAATTGATAGATATTCAAAAAGAGTTAGTATGATTAAAACTATAGATGCTAAAGATATTGCTAAATTTTTAATATTATATTCAGATAATGGTAATCCTAAAAATGAAGATGAATACACAACAATGAATCCTACCGATATAACAAACATTGAAAGTAGAGTACAAGAAGCGATTAATATTATTAATCCGGTTACCGGTAATGTTTCGGCAATACCACCACCGGCAAATGTTCCGCAACCACCATCATATCTTAAGATAGTTAATTTAGGGACCTTTGATAGTTTACAAGGTAATGATTATAGTTATCGTAATATCCAACAAACTAACGGTAAATATATTGTGTTAAAAATTGAAGACCCTAATTTTACCTTTGATAAGTTAGGTTCAACAACATTTTTAGATGCTAATAATCAATCGATTGGTTATGGTTGTTCAGGTGGTTCAGGAGCTTTAACTTGTACAGTTAATGGTAAAGCGTCTGGTGTATATACAATGGTTCAGGAGTATTATCCGTACAAACCACAGAATTGGGATAAGTTTGAAATACGTAGTGTACCATTTACTCAGTAACATTTACAAATAAACAGATATTTATATATAAAAAAGATTATGGATACAAAATCATTATTAGAGAATTACTTAGGTAAAAAAACCCGTACTACAGAAAAAGATATGGGTAACGGTTCAAAACAAGTTTGTGATTTGGATTCAGGTGATTGTTACACAATTAGAATGAAAGATGGTCTAATAGAAAGAGTTGACAATACAATGAGTCAAAATAGAAAAATACAAGTTGAAACAACAACTGGTGTAAAACAATTATTAAACGGATAAAATGAAAAAAATAGACAATAGAATTTTAGAAGAAATTGCTAGATATAATTCAATTAACAATTATATTGTAGAACAAGATGCTACATTACCTCCACCACCAGCGGCAGACCCAAACGCTCTTCCACCGGCACCGGGAGGTGATTTAGGCGCGGCACCTGCCGACCCAAATGTCGCACCCCCTGCTCCGGCAGCACCTGCTGGTCCACAACCTGTGGATTTAGCTACGGATACTGAAGTTGAAAAAATTGGTGAAGAAGGAACTGCAGGTAGTACTGAAGAAATGGATATTACAGATTTGGTAAATTCTCAGAAAAAAGTTGAACAAAAACAAGAAGAATATTTTGATAACTTATTCAAACATTTAGATGGTTTAGAAACTAAACTTGGTGAAATGGATGGTATTATGACTAAATTAAATGATTTAGAACAAAAAATTGAAAAATATAGAGAAAAAACTCCTCAAGAAAAATTAGAATTAAGAAGTTTAGATTCAGGACCATTTAATCAAAAATTATCCGATTTTTTTGAAGATAAAGAAGATGATATGGAAAAATCAGGAAAAAATGAATATATTTTAACTCAGAACGATGTTGAAGATTATTCACCTAATGAAATACAAAAAACGTTTAGAAATTTTGGTGATGAAACTCAACCAAATTCATTTCAACAACTAAGATAGATATGACGGTCTTAGGACCGTCTTTTTTTTTACAAAACAATTTGACAAACACACGGCTGACACTTATACTTTTATAAACCTTTAAATATTTTAAACACTATGGCGACAAATTCATTAGACGCAGTTTTGGCTCAATACGAGAAAGCAAAACAAGGTAGTACTTCTTCTACCTCAAAATTTACACAAGAAGAAAGAATGAAAAAATACTTCGCGGCAATCCTTTCAGATAAGGAAACTCAAGGCCAAAGAAGATTAAGAATCTTACCAACAACAGATGGTTCTTCACCATTTAAAGAAGTTTGGTACCACGAGATTCAGGTTGATGGAAAATTCCAAAAATTTTACGACCCAGGAAAAAATGACAATGAACGTTCACCTTTAACTGAGGTTTACGAAGAACTTCGTTCAACGGGAAAAGAAGATGACAAAAAATTGGCATCAAATTATTTATCACGTAAATTCTACATTGTTAAAGTTATTGATAGAGATAACGAAGAAGATGGTGTTAAATTTTGGAGATTCAAATCTAACTACAAAAATGAGGGAATCTATGACAAAATTATTCCTATCTACAGAAACAAAGGTGATATTGCTGACCCTGAAAAAGGTAGAGACCTTATCTTAGAATTGACTAAAGCTAAAACTCCAAAAGGAGCGGTTTACACAGTAATTCAGACAGTTATGTATGATGATGCGGCACCAATTCACGAAAACAAAACAACTGCTGATAGTTGGATTAACGATGAGTTAACTTGGGAAGATGTTTACTCTAAAAAACCGGTTGAGTACTTAGAAGCTATTGCAAGAGGTGAAACTCCAAAATGGAACTCTGATAAAGGTGGTTACGATTATGGTAACTCTGATTCTGATGAGATGTCATTTGGTGGTTCTAAACCATCGGCACCTATTGACCCACAAGCGGGTGATGAAGAAGATTCAGATATGCCGTTTTAATCAAACAAAACTTAGACATATAACTTGGACACTGAGACCTACTTAGTGTCCAACTTGTCTAAACAAACTAAAAATTAAATTAACATATAGATATGGCGATTAAAAAACACGATTTTAAGTCCATTAAGGACAAATTTTCGACATCGGCAAAATACAAACCACAAAGGTTTTTTGATTTAGGCCCTGACTTTTTGGATGCGGTAGGTATTCCGGGACCAGCAATTGGACATTTAAATATGTTCTTAGGTCACTCAGATACCGGTAAGACGACAGCTTTAGTAAAATGTGCGGTTGATGCTCAGAAGAAACAAATATTACCTGTGTTCATTATTACTGAACAAAAATGGTCATTTGAACACGCAAAACTTATGGGTTTTGATTGTGAAGAAATGGTAGATGAAGAAACGGGAGAATTAGAGTGGGACGGATTTTACATCTTCAATAATAACTTCAGTTATATAGAACAAATTACCGACTACATTAATAGTTTACTTGATGCTCAAGAAAAGGGTGAATTAGATTATAGTTTGTTATTCTTATGGGATTCTGTTGGTTCAGTTCCTTGTAAAATGACTTTTGAGGGTAAAGGTGGGAAACAACATAATGCGGCGGCTTTGGCTGACAAAATTGGTATGGGTATTAATCAAAGAATTTCAGGAAGTCGTAAATCGGATTCTAAATATGAAAACACTTTGGTTATTGTTAATCAGCCTTGGGTCGAACTTCCGGATAATCCATTTGGACAACCTAAAATTAAAGCTAAAGGTGGTGAGGCTATTTGGTTAAACTCTTCATTAGTTTTCCGTTTTGGAAATGAAAAAGGTGCGGGAACAACAAAAATTACCGCAACTAAAGATAAGAGAACCATTAAATTTGCTGTTAGAACTAAAATTTCAGTAATGAAAAATCACATCAACGGATTGGGTTATGAAGATGGAAAAATTATTGTAACACCTCACGGATTCTTAGCAGGTAAAGAAACCACTGAAGAA